TTAGGACACGTTGCAAATAAAAATGAGATTGCATTATATAAAAGATTAGGTTATGATTACTATTATCTGGGCGAATCATCAGATTATAAATCAAAATTACAAGGATACGAAATTTCTAATTTCTTTGACGAATGGCAAAATTAATCGCTAATCTACCAACAAAGAAGGTATGGGTGAGAAAAGAATACTTAACTGACTTTCAATCAGGTCATGGAGAGTTTGTAGAGGGCATTTGGGTATGTGCAAAGTCAATACAAGGTCGTGCATTCTATTTTGAGACGTATTTACCCGATTATGGGGCAATGTACGATAAATTACCTATATCCGCTTTTCTCTCGGCACCAAAAACACCTGATCCAGACATGGATTTAGTCAATTTACAGTTCTGGAACTGCATGGACTATGATTTTACGGTCATTGTCAAGCAATTTGTCGCTCCAATGGAGTGGGAATGTCGTACAAGACACTTTGGAAATCAAAAAGGACAGTATATTTGTACTTTAGACAACTATCACGGTGATTTTGATCAGATTGATGCTTCAACAAGTGAGATGCCTGATGAACATAAGTCATTTAATCTCATACAATTACGAAATGGGCAGTTTTGTCTCTATCCAAACAATCGATGTCGCATCTATGACACCTCAATGACTCCTGATCCAGTCAAAACACCTGATTTTAAGGTATCAACACGTATCTTTGAGGTTGAGAACGATGTTAACTGGGGTCGATTAGGTGATTGTGATGATTATTTCTGGACTACACCCGATGAAAGAGAAGAAGTATAACCATATTTTACGTTGGATACAAGAATTATCCAAAAGTAGACCAGAATTAGGTAATTTTGCTGTATGTCCCTATGCATCAAAGGCAAATTTTATCATTTTAGACGAAGAATTACGAAAAGTGCGACCTAGATGGGGTTGGGAAGTTGTAATTTATGCTGTTGAAGACGAACATGACGCAGATTTTCTCTATGCAATGGTAGATGACTATAATCGTGTCTATAAAAACTATAAATTTATCGCTGATCATCGAAAATCGAAGACTTTTATCAATGGAGTGCAAACAAATAACGGAAAATACAATTTAGTGCTCTGTCAACCACGAAAAGACCTTACAGAGGCAAGAAAAAAACTTGCAAAAACTGAATATTACGATTATTGGGATAAAAATTACCTTGAAGAAGTGTTAGAAGAAGATTATAAGAATGTTTTTGATTAAATCGTCAGCAAATGGGTATAAATAAATCTAAAAGTATCAATTAATGGCGATCCAACGCACATCAAGAGCATTTAAGGATATAAGTTTGTCTTTTGAACCACATCCAGTGACAAAAGACATGCCTGTATTGGTAAATGAACGTGCAATTATCAGATCAGTTAGAAATTTAGTGGAAACTATACCCACTGAGAAATTTTTTAACTCATTATTAGGAACTGATATCAGAGGAAGTTTATTTACTAACTTTACTCGCTCAACAGTCATGGTAATTGAGGATCAAATCCGCACATCTATCAATAACTTTGAACCAAGAGTCGGTAATATTGGTGTTGAGGTTGATGGACTACCAGATTCCAATACACTTGAGGTGAAAGTATTATTTGATATAGTTGGACTTGATATTCCAGTCCAGTCATTTACATTTCTTTTAGAACCAACGAGATAATATGCCCTTTACTCAATTTACAAGTTTAGACTTTGATCAAATCAAAGCACAAATTAAGGATTACCTTCGTGCAAACTCTAACTTTACTGATTTTGACTTTGAAGGTTCTAATTTCTCTGTTTTAATCGATACACTTGCTTATAATACTTACATCAACTCATTTAATGCAAATTTAGTTGCAAATGAGTCATTTTTAGATTCTGCAACAATTCGAGAAAACGTTGTATCACTTGCGAGAAATATTGGATACGTTCCTCGTTCTAAAACTGCTTCAACAGCAACGATAAGCATTAGTGATGTGAATTTAGGATCAACAAACGACAATACACCCAATTTTTTAACTCTTAGGTCTGGTCTTGTATGTGTGGGAAATGCTAATAATACTTCATTTACATTTTCAACTCCAGATTCGATTACTTCATCAAGAGTAGTAAGTATAAATGGTGTTTCTTTCGCACAATTTGATAATTTGACAGTATATGAAGGAACTTATCTAACAAGATCATATCGTGTGGATACTTCACAGGATCAAAGGTTTATTATTGATTCACCAAATATTGATAGTTCAACTTTAAGAGTTTTTGTTCGACCTGATGGCGAAACAACTCAAAGAAAGTATTCTAGAGTAGATAATATATTAAAATTAAATAAAAATTCAGAAATATATCTCACACAAGAAGTTCAAGATGAAAAATATGAGATTTTATTTGGTGATGGATTATTTGGTAAACAATTAGAAAATGCTTCAACAATAACAGCGACTTATATTGTTACAGATGGTGCAGAGGGTAATGGTCCATCTAGTTTTAGTTTCCAAGGAACTTTTACTAATCCCGATGGGACTTTCTTTACACCAAATGATAATATTGACGTAACTACGATTAGAAATGCTTCCAATGGGTCTGATGTTGAGAATTTGTCTTCTATTAAGTATCTTGCTCCAAGACTTTACTCAGCACAATACAGGGCGGTTACACCAAGAGATTATGAAGCAATTATTGCTGACATTTTCCCTCAAACTGAATCAGTTTCAGTGGTTGGAGGAGAAGAATTAGATCCTCCACAGTTTGGTAAAGTTCAGATAAGTATTAAACCAAAAAATGGTACATTTGTATCAGATTTTGATAAAACTCAAATTAAAAACAAATTGAAGAGTTACTCTATCGCTGGTATAAATTCAGAAATAGTTGACTTAAAGATACTATATGTTGAGTTGGATTCAACAGTATACTATAATCCAGCACAAATTTTATCAGAAAATAATCTTAAAACACAAATTACAACTGCATTGAATAATTATGCTGATAATGTCGAAATTAATAAATTTGGTGGAAGATTTAAATATAGTAAAATAAATCAGTTAATTGATCGTGTTGAGAACGGGGTCACATCAAACATTACTAAAGTAATAATAAGAAGAGACTTGAAGGCATTGTTAAATCAATTTGCCCAATATGAATTATGTTTTGGTAATCAATTCAATATAAACCCTGCAGGATATAATATTAAAAGTACTGGTTTTACTGTTTCAGGTAGCTCAAGTATTGCTTATTTCACAGATATTCCAAATAAAGATGCTGCTGGTAATTTGGATGGTAGTATGAAGGGAACAATAAGTGTTGTATCTAAAAATAATAAAGATGAAGAGGTGGTTTTGATAAAGAGTGCTGGATCTGTAGATTATAAAAAGGGAGAAATTATTCTTAATACAATAAACATAGTATCAACTCAAGCATCTAATAATATCATAGAAGTACAAGCATATCCAGAATCAAATGATGTTATAGGATTAAAGGATTTGTTTGTTAGTTTTGACGTTTCTAATAGCTCCATAAATATGAGGAAGGATGTAATTGCTTCAGGAGAAGATGTTTCAGGTGTCGTATTTACAAGAGATTACTTTACCTCAAGTTACTCAAATGGAGTTTTAGAGAGGGAATAATTTATGTCACAATTTGACAAGAGAATATCGGTCAAAACTATTGTTGAAAATCAGTTACCAGAATTTGTTGTAAATGATTTTCCTAAAGCTATAGAATTTTTTAAGCAATATTATATTTCTCAAGAATACCAAGGTGGATCACTTGATTTAATATCTAATTTTGATCAGTATCTTAAAGTTGATAATTTAGTTCCTGAAGTTGTTGTAGGTACAACAACTTTATCGAGTGCAATAACTTCATCTGATACAACAATAACTGTATCGAGCACTAAGGGTTTTCCAAGAGAGTATGGTTTATTAAAGATAGACGATGAAATCATTACATACACAGGCATAACAACAAATACATTCACTGGATGTATACGTGGGTTTAGTGGTATTACAGGATATAACGTTGGTATTACATCATCACTCTTAGAAGTCAATAAGGAAAATCTAAAATTTGAGGATACTTCTGCAGCAGGTCATGATTCAGATTCAACAATAACTAACCTTTCTGTACTTTTTCTACAAGAATTTTACAAAAAATTAAAAAAGACTTTCTTACCTGGTTTAGAAGATAATGAGTTTACACCTTCATTAGACGTTGGTAATTTTATTAAATTTGCTCGTTCCTTTTATCAGTCAAAGGGAATAGAAGAATCTATTCGTATATTATTTAAGGTATTGTATGGTGTAGATGCAACAATACTTGATCTTGAAACTAACCTTATAAAACCATCAAGTTCTGAATTTATTCGTAGAGAAGTTGTAATTGCAGATGTTATATCATCAGGTGAACCACAAAATTTAGTAGGTCAAACAATATTCAAGTCAACTGACCTTAACACTAGTGCATCAGTATCTGAGGTTGAAGTATTCACAAGAGATGGTAAGACATATTATAAGTTATCTTTATTTGTAGGATATAACGAACGTGATCTTATTGAAGGTGTATTTACGATACCTGGTAAAACAAAAACACTTAGTAATTCTCAAATAGATGCAACTGTTATTTCAGTTGATTCTACTGTTGGTTTTGGAACTACTGGCACAATAATAAGTGGAAGTAACACAATAGATTATACATCAAAGTCAATCAACCAATTCTTTGGTTGCTCTGGTATAGTTGTTGGTATTAGCACTGCAGATGATATAAGATCAAATGAAACAATATTCGGATATGAAAATAGTGATTTATCAAAGAGAGTAGATTTAAGAATTACTGGTGTTCTTTCTAAGTTGGTAACAACAAGTGATGTAACACTTGTAACTGAGGGTGAGAACTTATTTGTTAAGAATTTAGGAGAAAAGATAGATGAAGTTGATACAAGTTATAAAGGCATATTTGCAAATTCATGGAAATATAATACAAGTTCAAGATTTCAGATAGAAGGAACAGGTCCATTTTCTCTTAAAACACCTATTCAAGATTCAACATTAAAAACTGGTGATCTATTTGAGATATTAAAAAGAAATGAACAAACACCAATAGGTTCATTTAACGTAGGAATCATTGACCGTAATCTGAATACAGTTGAACCAACAGGCATAAACTTCATTTCAGGAAATTCATTCCAGCCAAATGAAAATTATGATATACGTCGTGTATTAGAAAGAGCGACAAGCACTGGTGTGCCTATAGGTAAAGGTAACGAAACACTCATAGCAGACGTGTTAAACGTCTACACTGATGGTGCTACGGACGGATATGTAGCATCTAATTCACTACCCAGTTATAATATTGATATTAATGTCACAGAGGAGAGTTTTGTTGGTGCTGGTAACTCCTCTAATTTTGATGGATTTAATGAAATTAGTAATTTATACAGTTTTATAAGATTTCCTGGCAATAGTGGAATAGACCTTATACAGGGTGATGCAGTAGTTTATCAACCTGATGGAGAATTAATAGTTGGTTTATCATCAGGCACAATATATTACGTTGATCCACAACAAGAACCTGCAGGTCAAACTATTCAGAGAATTGCATTATATAATTCAAGAAGTCAAATCGGAACTGCAAGTACAGTTCTAGTGGGTATAGGTAGCACTACAGTAGGAAATCACTCTTTTGTTCTACAAAGACATTCTAATAGAAAACTAGAGGCAGATCAAATACTAAGAAGGATACCACTATCTCAAAATTTATTTGTATCAACAGAGCACGGGACTCCAGTAAACGATATTGGTATATTAAAAGATGGAGTTCAAATTCACTCACCTATATCAGATGATAATATTTTCTTTGGAGCATTAGAAGAAGTACAAGTATTAAATGGTGGTGATGGATATGATATATTAAATCCACCTCAAATAATAGTCGAATCAAGTAGTGGAGTAACAGCATTAGTTGAACCTATTTTATCTGGTTCTGTAGAAAAGGTTTTTGTAGATCCACAAGACTTTGATATAGAATCAATTATTAACATATCACTTACGGGAGGAAATGGAAGTGGTTGTTTACTTGAACCTGTTTTAGGAGCAAGATTTAGAGATATTTCATTTGATAGTAGAGACATATTCTTTAATGGAGGGATAGACAAGAATGACGAAACAATTACATTTAAGACACAACATAATTTAGAAAATGGTCAAAAGGTATTCTATAGAAATGAAGGAAATCCATCTATAGGTATAGGTAATCCTTATGATGCGTCAAATACAATTACTGGGACACTATCTGATGGTGATCCATATTTTGTCAGAGTTGTAAATCCAACAACAGTTAGAATATTCAATACACAAAAAGATGCTTTATCAGGTATTGCGGGTATAAACACTGTAGGATTGGCAACTGACACATCTGCAAGTGGTATTCATAAATTTAGAACTGAATCTAAAAATACTTTACTTGATATTAGAGTTATTGAGAGTGGTTCTGGATATCAGCATAGGAAACTAAGAGTTAATCCAGCAGGTATTTCAACATCATTTAATACCATAACATTTGAGAATCACGGTTTTTCTCATGGAGATGTTGTAAATTACTCACCAACTGTTGGACTAGGATCAACAACTCCGAAAGCAATTCAGGGATTAACAACAACATCTTCATATTATGTGTTTAAACTTGATGATAATACCTTTAAATTATCTGATGCTGGAATAGGAGCTACGATAACAAGTAATTTTACTAGAGGAAAA